GTAGGCGTTGAGAACGGCGGCAGGCAGGGTCTGGATGCTTGCGAACTTTGGATAGACAGCAAAGAAATCCGAGATGGCGTAGGGCGGGTTAGTCCCCACCACGATATTAGAGGCGACCCCGAAGCCGCCTGCCCAATCGTTCCATCCTTCGATGCCGTCCCAGCATGCCATAGGTTACTTTCCCTTCGCTGCCGGTTCGGGCGCGGGCGCGGGCTTGGAAGCTTTGCCGCCCTTCGCTGCCGGTTCCAGTTCCGGCTCATCCTCCGGTTCGGGCGCGGGCGCCAGAGCCGATTTCACTTCGATTTCCTGGACGCTTCCATCTTTCGCGCCGAATAGGAATGTATTGCTCTTGCGGATCCAATCCGGGACCTCTTGCGCCCTCGCGGCGGGTCCTACTGTGAGGAAGTGGCCGCCATTGGAGAAGGTCTTCGTTCTCGTCACAAGTATCTGCATTTATGCTGCCTTCCTTCTAAATTCTCCGTAAATAAAGCCTTACCAGTTCGTCCATAACCTACATTACAGACGAACTGGTATACGGATCATGCGTCTATATTCCGTCCCCGTAAATGGCGGTCTGGGTGCGCTTCCAGATCACCTGGGCCACGCAGCCGGCAAACGTGGTGACGTATGCGCCGGCGCCAATAGGCTGCGGGAAGGTTCCCATTTTCTTGAGCGGCTGCGGGACCTTCAAGTAGACGGCCTTTTTGTCTTTGCGGTACATCACCGCACGGTCAGTTGCGCCGGCGCCCTGTCCGGCAATCCACGGGGCAGGCAGTTTCTCGATTTTGAAGTCGATGCTGTACTGCTTACCGACCTGCTTTTCAATGTACTCGATGATGGAAGCGAAGGTGCCGATTCCGTCGAGCGTGAATGGATTGACCAGAAGGCCGTACTGCGCCCAGGGGACCAGCAACCGGTTCGGCAAGCCGTTGACGGAATCGTAGGCCGCGTTGCTGGCGATGGCGTTCAGCAGGTAGATGACATCGTTCAGGATCTCCTGGGGGGTCTTGCGCGCCCAGTCGGTGTGGCCGGAGGCTCCGGTGAGCACCACGGTCTCAGCGACTGCGGCATTGTTAATGAGACCAGCGAATCCATTGAACCCCAGATAGGTGACGAGATCGAGCGCTTTATTGAAGGTAATGCCCGCGCACTCTTCGTACATCTGCTGGAGGCTCATGGGAATCGGCTGGCCGGTTCGCTTGGCAAATTCCAGTTTTTCGAGATCGATGAAGCTGATCTCCATATTGTAGGCGGCAATGAAGGTTTCATACAGGCCCTTCGTCACGTTCGCCTGGACGCGCGCCATGTCGGTGTTGTCGTTACGCTGGAGCCCGAAGGACCCGGTTCCGACCGTGCGGTAATCGACGGCATAGGCGGAGACGAACTCGGGGAACCCGCCGCCATAATCGATATCGAGATCCCGCATGTGGGTCACGGCTTCGAGGGGCAACACGGGATCGGGGTCGATCTGTTCGAGTTGCCCGGTGAGAAAAGCGAGACCGGTGGCACTGGCCGCGTCAAACGCACGGCCCGCTCCGGAATCGATACCGCGCAGGGAATAACTGTCGCGCGCGCGGAGACGCATAGTTTCAAGTCTAGTCATGTTGGTCTGTTCTCCTTTCGTTTAGGCCGCGCGGCGGCGCAGGATGGTGACTTCCGCAATTCCAGTGGAATCCACGAAACCGGTGCGGAATACGGTGTCGGGAAGCGCCAGGGTGTTGGCGAAGGAAACCGCGATGCCGGAGGCGACCGTGGTCATGGCGTTGGCCGAAAGCGTGATACTCGTGCCACTGATCGAGAGCACCGTGGCATTAGTTGGGATGCCGGCGCCCGTCGCGACCTGGCCGACGGCGATGCCGGTGGCCGAAGCGACTGTGATGACGGCGGACCCTTGCGTCGATCCGAAGGTGGTAGTGGCGGCAACGTCCGAAGCGGCTTCGATGTCTCCGACGGCCGTTCCGGTAATGCCGGAATTCGCTACCACGCGGAGATAAACCGGGGAATTGGCGGTAGGGGTCCCATAGGCCAGATTGATGGTCATGGAGCCCTCCTCCATCACCTCAGCCGTTTCGCTGGGGGCATAATAGCCGACCTGGACGATTCCGCCGGGAGTTCCAGTGGGATAAGTCAACTGCTGCTTGACTTGGCGCACCGCGAACCCGGCATAGTTTTGCGCGAGATACTGGCTATTGCCGGTGGGGATCGCGAAGGTGACGTTCACGGTACCGCTGGCGGTGGAGTTCGCCGAGAGCGTGACCGCAAGTCCGACGATGGCGGTAATGACGGCGTTCGAGCCGATGCCGGTGCCGCTAGCCGCCATGCCCACCACAAGTCCGGCGGCGGAAGCCACCGTGGTGATCGGGCTGGTGTTGACGGTGGTGGCAGATACGATGACGGCCGGAGCCGTCAGGTAGTCGAGAATCGACTGCCAGAATCCGCCGAGTCCGCTCGTGCCGCCGATGGATTCGGGAACGAGCACGACGGCAGCGCCGAAGAGAACATTGTTCGGCGTGGTGGGGAGAACCTGGCGCGCGGCGATGGTCGCGCCAGGCCGGGAGACGGTACCGGGGAACCCAAGATTGGGGCCGGTTACCGGGATGCTGGTGCCAAGACTGGTGTAGGACATGGTTACTTTTTCACCTCCTCGGGTTTTTCGCCGCGGCCAATAGCGTCGGCGCGGGCTTGTAGCATTCGCAGTCGTTCGTTTTCGGCGGCGCGGGGATTGCTGGTGTCGGTAGCGCGCGGCTGAGCCGCGGCTCCAGCGAACTGGCGATAGCCTTGGCCTCCAGTCCCGGCCCCGGCTCCGCGCCTCGCCTGGTTGTGTTTGTCGGCCAGCCCGTTGAACACGTCACGCAGCGCCTTATCGTTCGAACGGGCGACGATGGGACGAAGGGCAGCCAGTACTTCGCGGATGGCGTCGGTGGAGGCGGCGGCGGGTTCGGCTCCCACTGGCTCGATGAAGCCGTCCTTGGCGCGGTCTCCAGCTTTTTTCTTGCTGTATCCCTTGCTTCCGCGGACGGGCACGGCCTTCTGATTGGCTGCGTCCCAGTAAAAATCGACATCCATAGCCATGGCATCGTCCATAGACGCAGCGTCTCCGCCTTCCGTTTGATGCTCCGGCTCTTGGGCCTCTTCGGAAAAGAACTCTTCGAGCAGCATCTCAAGCTCGTCGAGGTCGGTGTCCTCGCAACTGGCGATGCGGTCACGGATACGGCCGCGGCAATCATCGGCGCGGCGCTTGCCATGATCCATCGTCTTGTTCTTTTCTGCTGCGTCCCCGGCTGCTTTCTTTTCGGCGGCTTCCTTGTCCGCTTTCTCTTTGGCGGCCTTTTCTTCCGCCGCTTTAGCGTCGGGTTTCGGATCGTTGGGCTTTTCTTCCTTGAGCGCCTCAGTTACCTCTTCCATCTCTTCGGGCGTGGCATCCTTGGCAAACGCCTGGAGGCCGCGACCGAACAAAAATGCTCTCCAATTCTTCTTCACTGGGATAGTCTCCTTTCTTTCGCCGGTGGAACCGCGTCCGGCCTCCTTCCGCTCCTGCTCTTCAAGCGCGGAATCTTCAATGCGGGCCTCGGCTCCTGCTCGGCCCCTCGGTACCACTGCGACGTGGTTGCCCACGATGGACCGCTGTACCAGCCGGTCGCCATCGAGGGCGAGTTCATAGCCATAGCCACATGACAACTCGCGCTTGCCGCGGCGGCGCACGTCCGACATGAGCGGCTCACGCTTGATAACAATGTCAGCAATCAGCGGTTCTTCGCCGGACTCGAGCCGCTCTATCCCGCGGCGGACGTTTTGGACGTGGCCGTACTCGAATCGGTCTACGTTTGCGGCGTCGATGAACTGGCCGGCCGGCGGGTGCCCGTCGGTGATGGACTTTCCCTCGAAGGACGCCATCGTGGCCGGGCGGAATACCTCCTCTGGGCTACGGTAGACATCGAATTCCAAATCATTGAGCCCGATCTCTTTCAGGACCTCTGGTGGCAACTCCGCCGCCGCATATTTTTGCGAGCCAGTGCGCGCGATTACGCAGTCCCGGCAGATCAGAAAGCCTTCGGGTGTCTCTCCGATCTTCTCGGAGAGTTGTGACGCATAGTAGGAGAGGCTCATTGCGGATCCACTTCACCGGAGATGCTGAGGAAGACGGCGCGAGGCTATATGATTGCCGGTTCGCTTCCACGCGAGAATACGCATTCCCCGGAAACGCTCCGGGATGGCGAAGTGACAGCGGACGAATTCCATGGGCGATGCTTACGTTCCTTGCGCGAGATTCAGTAAAGCTATTCCCTGCGTTCCGTTTGCGGCGATATATGTGTTAGCGCCAACTCCCAGAGAGACTGACTGGCCGGCTGGAATCACCAGCCCGGTACCGAGCGTGATGGGCACCGACGTCGCCGACGTCCCCAGCGCCACGACGGCCGAACTGGGGCCGAGGTTGGTGACCACCAGAGTGGGGCCTCCTCCACCCGGCACGGCAGCCACTCCCGCCGCCGCGACCGCGGCGTTGGCGAGAGTCAGCGGGCCTGGCGCCATCAGGCTGGCGTAGTTGGTTGGGGTAAAATTGAGAAGTCCAGCCATCTGCTACGAACCTCCGTTTGTGATGATCGCCATCGTCTGGCCTTTCACCATCTTCACTGCGCTTGCACGAGCGCGTTGTATGCGTTCACTTCCGGCCGACTTCCCACCAGTTGACCCGCCGCCGCCGGAACCGAACTCTCCGCCGTGTTCCCCGCCTTCTACGCGCGGGTGTTTGGACTCGCTCCACTCTGCGTCCGCCGCCCGTTGAGGCGTAGGATCTTCAGCCGGAGCCATCTCACCCAGCCCGCCCAACCCTAACTCATCCTCGCGTTCGGCCTCTTTGATATCCGCGTCCGTGATGTTGGTTCCGAAGCCGGTCACGTCGGAGGATTGCTTTAGCTCCTTGAGCACCTGGTGGCGTTTCAGATATCCGCCGTTCCCTAGAGAAACCAGACTAGTGGTGGTATCGGTCGCCAACTTCGCCTTTTCCTCTTCGGATAATACGCGCACGCTGGGGAATGTGAAATCAAGATCATCCGGGACTCCGCCCAACTCCGACATGCAGATCACCGGGTATAACTTTTCCAATTGTGGCTCCAACTGCTCTTTTTGGTCGCTGGCAATCTTCTGTTCGTAGAGCCTTTCATCGGCATCGTTCGATTGCCCTAGCCCAGTAAGCGTTCGGCCGAAGAGCCGCGTGACCGTGGTCTCGGCGGCGCCGGCGATATCGAGTTGAAATTGCTGGTAGACGTCGGACACTCCGGCGAAACTGTAGTTGATTGATTCCAGGCCGCCATCCTCGGGCAAGATCATCAGGTGTTGGTTACTGAGAAGTTGATTGATCGCCTGCATGCGCCCGTAGAATGCCTGTTGTGCCGCGGCATTCATACTGGCACCGGATAGCGCCTGTGACATATCCTTCCACTTCATCGCCAAGATTGACGCGCGAAAGGTGAGTGACAGGATATTCCAACTCATGTTGTCGCGCTTGCGAATCTCCTCGAAGGAGCGCTCAATTACTGAAATCCCCCAATACTGGTAGACCTGTTTCTCGGGGGCTGGCACGTCTGGTCCGCAGAACCGGAGGATACGGCTCGCGTGGACCTTGAAGGAGTTTTTGCCGGGCTGTTGGACCTGGTACAACTCCGGCAGATTGAACTCCTTCGGGCGACTGATATCGCCGCACACGTCCCCATAAGGAGAAATCCCCGTCCATCGGTCGAAGGGGATCAGCCCGCGATAGGAACCAGGCTTAATGGTATCCAGGTCGAGCGGCTCTTCGAGCATGTCCTCCTGGCCGTCAATTATGATCAGCGCGCCGGCGCCGCCGAACAGCCGGCCCCACTTCAGCGCCATCAGGAGCTTGCTCTTGGTCTGGGTCCGACGGAGACTACGATCAATGCGAGTGAGGTCCTCCGGCGGGATCTCCGAAGTAAGCCGCGGCCACGCGCGTACCATGTCGTTGGCTGGTCCATCGACGATGCGCCCGGTGATCCAATGACTCTCGTACAGCGTGATGAGGAGCCAATAATTGAACGTCAACCGGGTGAGGTTGTATTCGGCCCCCTCGGCTATGCTTGCAGTCCCCCAACCCATGCGCGCCGGGCCATTTGTGAAGGCATCCGCAGCTTGGGCATTAGCCCCGGAGAGCAGCCCTAAGGATTTCCCGCGGGCGTCCACGGCTCGCGTGCGGATGTACTCTTCGCGCGGCATGGAGACACCCACGCGGGAACCTAGTGGTCCGACGGATTGGGGCATTGCGCTCATATTTTCTCTATGCCGCCATCGGTATTCCGACGATCTTCGTGAACTCGGGTCGCGTCATCCGAACAATTCGGCCACCGTAAAACACCCGCGCTGGCCACCGCACTTCATTCACATCAACTAGCGGGAGAGAAACGCATCGGCAGTTGTAGATGCTTCCCGGAGCGTACGGGGCCGTCTTGCTGGGCTCGTTGATCAGCCGTTCGGGGTTCGGAGGATCACTCCATGCCACCAGTACGCCGTTCATGTTTCGGTGCGACGGACGCACGCGCTGATCTTCGCTGGTTTCCCACTGGTACCAGGCAACCCCGATACGTTCGGAGCGCTGGCGCGTGACATCCGTCTCCGCGCGGCTCACTTCGGTACGCGCAATCAGGCGGATTCGACTTTCGGCCAGTCCCGGCGCCCACCGCCGTAATTCCCTCTCGATTTCTTCCGGCCGCGCGCCAGCCTGGTATAACTCAGCCGATTTCGCCGTGATTCGCTGCGCAATATCCCGAGGCACGCTCGAAATCAGTTGTGCGTTGCGGCGAGCGATGGCCGCCAACTCGGGGCGAATTCCGCTGGCGTCTAATTCAGCCTGCAAGGCTTTATAAATTTGCCGGGCGCGCGTTGACTTTTGTGCGGCTGCGCGCCAGGAGGCAGCGTTGGCATGCTCTACCTCGGCCACCATCCTGCCAGCTAGGGAATGCGCGGCTTTCTGGAATTCAGGATTGTTCACCAGGCCGGGAATCTTGATCATCTCCCAAATCCGACCGGCGAACAGACGGCGCATGCGGTCGCCGTAGAGGTGCGATAAGCGACCGAAGGTAGGGAAGGTCATGCTGCCAGCCGCCAATCGTTGACGTGCGTCTGCACCTTATACCGCAACGCATCCGGGAAGTGATCACGCGACTTCACCGGGGCTTCACCGCCGACGGCCATCTTCTTCTCGTTCCAAACGTACGACTGCATCTCGCGCGTGCCATTCGGGCACCCTTCTCGGTTGATGCGGAGGCGCTTCCGGCCGAGCATCGTCGAGACTCGCCGGATGCCATCGGCCACCGTGTTGTCCGCGTCCACCACGTACATCCCGCGGCTCATCAACTCCGCGCGGAAACTCGCGGCGCTCGGGTCGATGATGACGCCAGGCCAGTTCCGCTGGTCCCCGCCAATCCAGGCGATGAGAGCCGAGGCGTACTCGCTGTCGGTCTTCTGGCGGCCCTCCTTGCGCGAATCCCAGTAATACTCCCGGTCTGCCCACAGCGTCACTCCATCGTCGTAAACATCGATCGCCGCGAGCGCGTTCGTGGTGCCATAGTCGAGAGTGATCCAACGCTCCACATGCCCGCCGCGACTCAGAAGCCCGATGGGGCGAGCGTCGTTCGTGTAGAACACGTCCTCCGTCAGCACATCGCGGTAGATGGCGCCTTCGGCTAAGACCCATAGACCTTCGATGAATCGCTGCGCCCAGACTCCAGTGTAGGAGCGGCGAAGGAATTGCTGATACTCCTCGGAGAGATGGGGATTGTCGCGGAACGTCCATGTCTGCCACCAGAGATCGCGCCCGAGCCCGTGGGTATAGTCCTTGTTTTCGTAGACATCACTGCGCAGCCAGTGGTACGGGCTATCCGGGTTGGTGGTTCCATAGAACCGCGCGCCGTCTGGTGACATGCGCGACAGGAGCATCTTGAAGAAACTCCTCGGCATGAGCGTGAGTTCATCGCCCACTGCCGCTCCCACAGTCGCGCCGCGGATATACTTCTCCGATCCCTCGTCCTTAGCGCCAATTACCAACCAGGGTTTCCCGAAGAGGAGCAATTCTCCAGATTGGCGGTTGTACTGGTAGTTCCTTTCGCCGATGAGGTCGAACAGATCAGTCAGGACGTTCCGGTAGATGCTCTGCTTGGTGACGCCGGTCAAAAACCGCTGGCCGCCAACTTCATACCGGCAGAGACGAAGGATTTTCGGGAAGGTGGCCCAGGTCTTCGAACTTCGAACGGCTCCGGCGATGATATTCAACCGCGCATCGTCGGCCGGATTGCGGAAGGCGAATCGTGCCGGCCGAACGCCGAGCGATCCGAACTTTTCGGCCGGGACGATGAGGCTTGAGTCACTCACTGGCATCATCCGCAGGGGTGCCAGATTGGCAAGAAGCATCGGCGGCGCGAATAAGCTCGTGCAGACGATCGCTGCCGCCAAACTCAAGCGGCCGGTCTCCGTAACGTTTCGGCGCGAGTTTGGACAGGTACCATTTGCGGGTATCCACATCGAGTCGGCTACGGTCAACGATATCGCCTGTGCGGGTTTCGAGCTCGTACTCGATTTGCTTGTCCGGCTTATCGACGCCTTCGCACAGAGGAGTTCCGAGATCGGAGTGCTTCCATCCCTCTTGCCATCGACATTCCTGTTCGCATTTCGGACAGATCCATCGATGACCGGACTCTTTTCGCTTGACGGTTTTCCCCATCCGCTGCTTTCCAGCGAGTTCCAAAACTTCATCGGCCATCGCATCAAGACCGAGGTCTCGATGGCGCGCGTAGTGAGCGTAAAAGCCGCGATAGTCCTTTGCTGCCCACATCCGTACCGTGCTCGCAGCAGGAAATTTCGAACTCTTGCAAATCGACCGAAGAGTTTTTCCGGTCGCCAGGAGTGCGCAGATTTCAGCGGCGATCTCATCGGTATACTCGGTTGGTCTGCCGCGGGTGGCCACATTGAAAATTGCGGGTTGAAGCGGTTCCGCTATCTCGTCATGAAGCGCGCTCCCGGCCAAAAGCTGCCTACGGCAGTATGGTGTCGTGCCGCTCGCTGGCGCTTTGCGTCACGAAAAGAATCTTCTCTTGTCGCCTCACGCTTCCGCGTTCGGCTCCGAGGCCGATTGTAACGAGGAACATCGATTCTGTCAAGTTGCCAAGCGCGCCAGGCGGATCCTTATAGGCGCCGCGCATCAGCGCGACCCATCGGCCGCCGCGGGAGTACCGCTTCACAACTTCGCCAACTCCTTCACACCGCCCCCAGCAGGACGCTCTTTTCCACCGCACGGAAGAGATCGCGGTCAATCTCCGTGATCTCACGGAAGGTGTACACCCCTTTGGGGTTATCTTGCGTTTGCTGGCAGTGCGAGTACCTGGTTCCGGCTACCGGCCGCCCAGGGCCTTCGATGAGACGGAGGGCATGGAGACGCTTCTTGGTACCGAGGCCTTCCGCCACGCACGAGCGGATCATACGACGAGCTTCATCGGGAGACACCAAGAACGCAAAGGTGCCCGATGGATATTGGACCGGAAGTTTGTCCTGCATGGAAACTAGAGACGGGGGCTGAAGACAACCACTGGTGGCAATCTTTTGAAGGCGATTGCCTAGCTCCCGCTGCCAGTTACAGCGCCGACCGTAGGCCGGTTATCCAAG